CAGAAAAAAGCGGAGGGATTTTCAAGGGCGCAGGCATTTGTGGATTCCGAGTGTCTGCGCTACATGAATCCATTGACACCGAGAAGAACCGGGATGCTGATTAAGTCTGGGACACTTGGTACAGTGATCGGTTCCGGATCCATTGAATATCTTGCCCCGTATGCCCGCCGGCAGTATTACGAACATAAAACTAAGGCAAGATGGTTTGAAACAATGAAAGCGAGTCATAAAGATGCCATAAGGGAAGGAGCTGAGAAACTTGCCGGACAGTAAACGGAAACCGATTATTGATAGTATCCGGGAGTATGTAAGGACTTATCCAGATATCGATAACCGGAAGATCAATATTGATTATCTTGGTGATGGAATGGAATATTCCATTGATCCAATCGGCGTAGATCCTGTCTATAAAAAATATACGGATGGGAGCTGTCTGAAACAGTTCCAGTTTGCTCTGACAAGTAAGGAAGCCTACGATGGGGATGCAAGAACCGGTATTGCCAACAGTGGTTTTTATCAGAACTTTGAAGAGTGGACAGAACAGAACAACTTAAATGATATCGTACCTCAGCTGGACGGTCACAATGCTATTAGGGTGGAAGTGATGCAGTCCGGCTATTTATTTAGTACAGAGGTCGATCTGGGACGGTATCAGATGATATGCAGATTGATTTATAAGTAAGGAGTGTGAAGAAATGGCAAGTGAAAAAATGTTAGTTGGCAGACATAAGAGAGTGGCTTTTATGGACGCTGACGGATCAGGAAAAACATTTACCAGAATGACGGGATTTACATCGCTGTCGGATGGAAAGAACTCGACAGAGTACAGCCGGCAGTATGTGGATGAGGCGTCTGAAAGAAGTGACGTAGTCGGTTATGCGCCGGCAATCGATTACGAATTTGACCGGTATACCAATGATCCGGTACATGAAAAGATTGCAGCAATTACTGACGATGAGATTCTCGGAACAGAAGCGCAGGTTGATATTGTGGTGGTAGATCTGTTTGAACAGAAGACATCGGAAACAACTTGTACCGCACGAAAGAGAACATGGAGTGTAATTCCGGACACAGAAGGTGACGGCACGGATGCCCTGATTTACAAAGGCAGCTTTAAAGCGGCCGGAGAAATCACAAAGGGTACTGCAACCACCACAGACGGATGGAGGACCTGTACATTCACTGATGGCGGAGAATAAAGAAGAAATGGGAGAGTGAGCCTATGACCCTTTGGAAATTTGGAGATTTTGAAGCAGAAGTGGATTTCACGGATGCGGATTTTTTAGATGTGTTAGAGGAAGCAAAAGCAGAAATGTTTGAAGCGGAGCAGAATGTTCCGGTAGTCGGAAAGAACAGTGATATCATCCGCGCGCGGTGTGCGTGTTTTTATGTGTTCTTCGATACCCTGTTTGGCGAGGGAGCAGGGGAGCGGATCCTTTGTGGAAAGAACAGCATCAAGCTGTGTAACGAAGTGGCTGAATCATTGTTAGACTTTGAAACAGCAGAAGCAAAGAAACTGGACGATAAATATGATAAGTACGTACCAAATCAAAATA